CCGAAAGGGCCAGTGATGTAGACCTATCACTAGGTCTGTCACATAGCAGCTTAAGCTTTAAGGAACTGGACTTGATGGTTTCTTCGATGTCTATCCAGTAGGCACTGGACGTCGGAACGACCCTCTCTTGAGAAGGTTCTTGTGCGAGTTGTTATGTGGTGGATCGCCTCCAAGGCTTTATTCCACGCGCCGAAAGGCGTGTGCGTGGCACCTTTGAGGACTTATTGTCATCTAGTTGAGAAGAAGAAATTCTAATCAGTAAGTGACACCGGACTGGATCCGACTCACATTGGATTCATGACTGTGTCATGGAAATATCATGGCTCCCTCTTGGAGGTTGCCTAGAAAGAGACTCGTACTGGACCTTGTAAAGGAATTACAATTATTCCGGATAAATCAAGAAATCCCAGGGTAGTGGACTGGATAGAAATGCGGTCAACCGCGCTATTTGGTCCTAGCACTCGCTAGGTAACTAAAGAAAGGAGTCCTGAGGGGCTATTTGGCGAAACAGTTCGTCAAAGGCAACCACAGGGGACCCCACCCCCACCTGAATAGGTTGCCTGCGGCCGTGCATCCCTTTCGCGGGATGTACGAAACCGAAGGATAGCTAGCTCAGGGCAAGGGAGGTCTGGCAGAGATAATGTCAACACCGTTTGTCCGAAAGGACGAACTAACCGGGTAGAACCGGTGAAGACTACCTAAACCCTGTGCCAAGTTAGTGGGTAATATGCTAGGTAATACCAAGCTTTATTACTACTAATATGAGACAATTAACACGATTACAAGTGCTAACTGCCTCGGCTATTTGGCATAGCGCTGTAAAAAGCGCTAAACGATTAGTTGGGCTTCTCGTAAGATCAGCTCCTCTAATTGTAGGGTCATCTTCTGTGAGTTGGGTTAAGGCTGCATTCCACTTTGCTCGTTTCGTACGAGCTATGATCGTCCACCAAGGGCATCGAGGATTGTCAATCTACCTTCGGTCGGCTAACGTAATGCTAATGCGTTATGTTGCTGGCCAGGGTTTATCCAATTCTCGACTCTTAGGTGGAGCAGTGGCTTGTAATCAGAAAGGGTTACCGCGACTAATACCCGCGGGGATGCGAAAGCGCATTAAAGAGGGTGACAATTCGGTAATCAGATTGTACTTGGGATTCTTTACCCTTTATCGGGTACTGAATTTCCGAGGAAAATTGAAGTTATCGACTATCACATCTCCTGGCGTGCCGCTTGCTGGGCCTTTTATAAGTGAGTGGAGAGCATTTGGCAAAGTGTTCTTCGCCTATTTATCTAAGTTCGGTATTCGGCGTGCCCGCTCAGATCTTGTTCCGGTACCCTTTGGTAGTCGAGCTGCCTCGATAGCCACGGAAATGCATCCTAATCCCTTTGGGATAAAGTCGCAAACTCCGGGACTAACGAAGGGAGCTCGGCCTCCTCGGGGATGCCGTAAGGAGATTTGGGGGTATGTGCCTACGTTCTTTCCTCTTCTGAAATCAGGTCCCAATTCCAAGAAGGGAAGAGTGAACAGTGCTAATCTTGTTTATGATTTCCTCGCTTGGTTTCAACGTCCTTTACTTTTTCGCTCCTACCAAGTCCTTGTGGCCATAACGCGGTCATGGGTATTGTTTCCCTCAGTAATGGGGGATACTTTAGCTTACTTAACCAGTAAGCATCCCATATTAGTTAGCCCGCACCATGGAGGATTTTGCTTGGGAGCGTTAAGTGTAAAGGAGGAGCCTGGGAAACTACGAGTCTTTGCGATGGTGGATTCTTTAACTCAATGGTTATTATATCCTTTGCATCGGATGATCTTTGACAAAGTCCTGAGGTTAATCCCTCAAGATGGTACCTTTGACCAGATTGCCCCGGTAAAGCGGTTAATCGCCGTATTACGGGCTGGTCGGGACCATCGGGTTTGGTCATTTGATTTATCCGCCGCAACTGATAGAATTCCCGTTTTGTTACAAGAGGTATTACTAGGGATCTATATGACCCCGGAGTTTGCGCAGCATTGGCGAGCCATCTTGTGCGATAGGGAGTATCGAGCACCGGCTGAACTGATAAAACAGGGAGGTTGGAAAAAGGGTCCTAAGGGACTCAAGCTCGGTAGATTCTTAAAGTATGAGGTTGGCCAGCCGATGGGAGCGTATAGCTCTTGGGCTATGTTGGCTCTAGTCCATCATATGATGGTGCAGTACGCCGCTTGGAAAGCGGGATGCAGAGGTTGGTTCGAGAAATACGCGGTTCTGGGCGATGACCTTGTGATCGGGGATCACTTGGTTGCCAAACAGTACTTAGAGCTTTGCCGTGTAATTGGTGTGGAGATTAACTTGGCGAAATCTATCGTCAGTGATAATCTTTCCCTCGAGTTCGCCAAGCGGTTCTTTCATAAAGGAGAGGAGGTAACTCCGATCCCTTTGTTAGGACTCGCTGTGGGCTGGCTCGGGGTGCGAGACATCGCTGAAATAGCTCGGCAAGTTAGAGACCGAACAGGTCGTACTCCTAGCCACTACATGGTCGGGCGATTTGTAAATCTTGGTCTGAAAGCATGCTCAGGATTAGCTTCAAAACTAATCTTTAGTATGGGACGTAAGGCCAGATCAATCGTGTTGCTTCTATCTCGCCCGGGCGCTATCCATGGGGTTCCTACGCTTCTCTCGTGGTATACACTGACCCGCGCAAGCGGGGAAGTGTTGTCTACGGACGGAGCGTGGGATGCGATAGCCGGAGCAGTCCGCCATCGGATAGACTATTTCAAGTCGCTAAATCTTAGACGACGTCTTTTCAAAGCTTTAGTTAGCTTTGATATCTCACGATATATGAAAGGCGTCTTCTCGGATCGAATGGCTTGGTTTGGAATAGCCGTATGGTGGAACGACTCCGTTGTCGTGCCTTACAAGGCACCCATGCTTAGAAAGCTGGATGAGATAGATGCAATGATTTCCGGAGTCAACCAGGCTATAACGCGTAAGGATGAGAGTTCCCTACTCACTCTCTTGCAAGCTATGGAAGATCTGGAAGAGCAGATTTCGTTGGTGCCCTCGGAGGTCCTGTTCGAAAGAACGGGCCAGGAGATTGCCGGGCGAAAGCCAGACAAGTTCCCTCGTCGAGTGCGCGGATGGACTAAGCTCATTAAGAAATTCCGTAGAGCTTATCAAAATGTACGGCACAAGTAGGAGATATTCGCTCAAGAATATCGATAGGTAAGCAATTCGGGCCCGATTACTAAACGTGAGTTTAGGAATGGTGGGCTTAACGGAAGTTGAGTCTGCTCCCGAGCCTGATCGACGGTATCTTTGAAAAGGCTTTTCACTTTGGATAAGTGCGCTTAGCTTATATACCCTCTCACTAGGGTCAGCCAGATTGGAAACCTGGTTGATCTAATGAAATGATCCGAACTCCCTCTACTGTCCATAACCCGCCCCCAGGGGGGAGGATAAGTATGGAACAAGTATTCGAAAGCAGCTTAAGCTGAACGGGCCCGCAACACCAAGCCAATTGAGGCCTAACCGAAGTGTTTCTTCGGGG